AACAACTCTAAAAATATGACAAACGCTAACAAGGTATCATTCCTTAAAAGGTTTAATAATGGTGAAAATTTCAATACCATAAAATCAAACGCAATTAGAAAGGCTCAAGAACTTGCAAAAGAAAGAAAAAATAAAGAAGAAGAGGATAGAAAAGCAAGAGAAAAAGCTGAAGAAAATAATAGGAAAGCAAAAGAAGAAGCGAACAAAAAGGCAAAAGAGGCTAAATTAAAAGAAAAACAAAAACGTCTTTTGAGTAAAATCTTAAACAATTCTAAAAACTTGACAAACGCCGATAAAGTATCATTCCTTAAAAGGTATAATAAAGGTGAAAATTTCAATACCATAAAATCAAATGCGATTAGAAAGGCTCAAGAACTTGCAAAAGAAAGAAAAAATAAAGAAGAAGCGGACAGAAAGGCGAAAGAAGAAGCGGATAGAAAAGCAAAAGAAGCTAAATTAAAAGAACAACAAAAACGTCTTTTGAGTAAAATATTAAACAATTCCAAAAACTTAACAAATGCAGATAAAGTATCGTTCCTTAAAAGGTATAATAGGGGTGAAAACTTTACTACTATAAAGTCAAATGCGATTAGAAAGGCTCAAGAACTTGCAAAAGAAAGAAAAAATAAAGAAGAAGCGGACAGAAAAGCAAAAGAAAAGGAAGAAGCAAACAGAAAGGCGAAAGAAGAAGCGGATAGAAAAGCAAAAGAAGCTAAATTAAAAGAACAACAAAAACGTCTTTTGAGTAAAATATTAAACAATTCCAAAAACTTGACAAACGCCGATAAAGTATCATTCCTTAAAAGGTATAATAGGGGTGAAAACTTTACTACTATAAAGTCAAATGCGATTAAAAAAGCACAAGAACTCGCAAAACAAAGAAAAAATAAAGAAGAAGCGGATAGAAAAGCAAAAGAAAAGGAAGAAGCAAACAGAAAAGCTAAAGAAGAAATGATTGAAAAGAAGAAAGCAGAAGCACTTGCAAAGAAAAAAATTGAAGAGGAAAAGAAGAAAAAAGAAGAAGAAGCTGCCAAAAAGAAAGCGGCGCAAAATCAACAATTACGTGCATCTCTTACAAAGAAAGTTAAGGAAACACAAATGGACCAAAAAGTTAAAAATAAATTATTAAATCAACTCAAAAATTATAGTGTTCAAATCCGAAATGTCGCACCAAGTATTGAGAAAACAATCGAATCCGAAAAATTGAACGGTGATTATGACGAAGAAGCTAATAGAAAGAAAAGACAAGAAGTTAAAAAACAACTTGCGGCATATATCGCTAAAACATACCCAAATATGTCAAAGGCTGATCGTGGAAAATATATTCAACGAGCTAACCTTACACATTGGAAAAAAGGATTCCTTACTGGGAGTCAGGGAATGGGTGCAAATCAGGCATTCGAACGAATTAAGGGTAATATTCGCGAAAATATGAAATTGAAAAAGCCACCACCTCCTCCACCACCCCCACAAAAAAATAAAAAAGCAAACCTTAAGAAGTTAGTTAATAATACCATGAAAGGACGCGCGGCTAAAAACGTAAATAGACTCAAAAAGAATATTAATGAAGGTGTTTCTGAAATGGCGGTCAAAACACGACTCGCACAATTAAATAAACGAACAAAGTACCAAACATAAATTAATATAAAGAATCAAACTAATATATTAAAAAAGAATGGACATTCAACCAGTATCACAAAAAATGAAAAATTTGAGACGTTATGCGGCAATTCACATGCCTTTCGAAGCCGTGTTAGTAGCTTTAGGAACCATGACAACTTGGTACGGGGGAACTTTCCCAATTTTACCATTGGTAGGTTCTTCTGTATTAGTTTGTTGTGGCAACTGTTGTTGTACGAGTAAAGGGGGTAAAGGGGCTGCTGTAACTTATTTAACTATGAATTGTGTTGCATTTTTGGGTTCCATATGGGATTATTTTGCATTGAGTCACGTTAAAGCACATTGTGATGATATCGGAGATTGGGTAGAGGTGGACGAATACTGTAACTACGTAGATGCTGCTTCCGCATTTGCAATAATTTGCTTCATTATGAGAATTATAGGTGCAATTATGGCAAGTCGTAGTGTATGTTGTCTCTCACCAGAAAAAGAACCAGAAACGATAACCGAAGCACCAGTAGCTGTTACAATTTAAATATACATAAAAGAAATATTCCAATTACTAATAAAACATGCACAGAGGTTTATCATCCGTGATGATCCAATACGCCCGCTCTATTAGTGATGAAAAGAAAGCAAAAACTATCGTTAAAGGAAACAAATCCGGAGAATATACCGGAAGTCGTGACGATATGCACGAAAAACTTTTGTATAAATGCGGTTTAAAACCAAAAAGTATTTGGGACCCAAATTCAAAATCATGGTATACAAAAGTCTATTATGCAGACGGAACAAGTTACAACCCAGTTGTGTTTCACAATGGGAAACTCGATAAGAACCCATTTTTAAATGGTAAAAAAATGTAAGTATATATAAATAAAATGAATCAACACATCGAAGCCGCTCTACGCATATCAGGTGTATTTCTATCTGTATTTTTCACAACAAGATGGACTTCTAAATCTGAAGCAGCTTATGATTTACCACTAGTAATCTTAGCAGTTGTAATCGCTATATTATTAAATACAAACCGCCTTAAATAAAAAAATAACTTATTAAAGAAAAAAAACGTATACCATATAAGTATGGATACGTGTTCAGTTTGTTGTGATGCGTATAATAAAACGAATCACAAAAAAGTGACGTGCCCTTATTGTAATTATAATGCATGTAAAACATGTATTCAAACCTATTTATTATCTTCGACAGAAGAACCACACTGTATGAATTGTAAACATGAACATGATCGTGAATTTATAGACTCGTTTTGTACTAAACGTTTTAGAAATATAGAATACAAAAAACATCGTGAAAATATATTATATGAACGCGAAATAGCCCGTATGCCAGAAACACAACCGTATGCGGAATATAAACTAAAAATGCATTCTATTAGAAAGAGATATTATGAACTTTTAGATGGTTTATATATGATGAGGTCTTTACGTTCAGAAGCAATAAATATGAATAACCCAACAAAAGTATATGATGATTCTATAGTAAAAATAGCACAAGAAATAGAAGATATTGTCCACCAAGTACAAACTCTTGAAATAAATATTAATAATGTAAGTGGTTCAAAATTTACACGTAAATGTCCACAACATGAATGTAGAGGGTTTTTGGATGAAAATATGAACTGTGGTTTATGTTTACAAACATTTTGTAAACATTGTAATGAACCCATAACTTCCAACCATATATGTGATCCTGAAACAGTTAAAACTATAAAACTCATAAATAAGGATACAAAACCATGCCCTAAATGTGGAACTATGATACATAAAATAGATGGTTGTGCGCAGATGTGGTGTACAGAATGTCATACAGCGTTTGATTGGCGTTCCGGACGTATAGAAACTGGTCGTGTACATAACCCCCATTATTTCGAATTTAAAAAGAGATCGAGAGAACATGGTGATATACCGTGTGGGGGTCGACCAACATATGAAGAACTTTTTTGTGCAGGTGCAAATGATAATATATTAGATTTAAGTTATAGACTAACAATGATAGATAGAGATCTTATATATAAATATGGGGGTTTATACGATGATGATAATTTACAATTACGTGTACAATATCTATTAAAAGAATTATCAATTGACAATTTCAAAAAAGAATTACAAAGACGTGATAAATATAAATGTAAAATAGAAGATATACGTAATATCTATGAAATGTTTTCGGATGCATGTGGAGATTTACTTCGTCAATGGATAATTGATACATCTAAAACCAAATGTATATTACGTACAATTCATGGTTTGGCAGATTATTCTAATAAAGTTATAACACGCATAAGAAATAGATATAATTCATCTATACCACATTATATATTCTTACGCGCACTTTAAGAATAGATGCATAATTATTATAAATGAAAACTAAAATAGTTTCTGCTATTACATCATTGTTTCCATTTATAATTTTGGAAAATTTTGGAAGTATATCAAACGCCATTTATCATTTAAATTCAAATGATGTTACACATAAATCCGTTTATATATCGAGACATATTGACATATTAATCTTGGGATATATGTGGAATCGTCGTCTTGTTTTCATGGATGTATTATTTAATTTTTTATCTATTATAATTGTTTGTAAATCTAATATAATCAGTGATAGTAAATATTTAGATGTAAACCTCATCGTAGGTCTTGTAAAAAGTGCGTCTAATATGACAAAATTACATTATATCATTTCACTTTATTTTTGGTTTATAGCATTTATAATTCGTTATGACAACATATTTGGTAGATATTCTGATATAGCAGTAAATTTATTATTATGTCCACCTCAATTTTTATTGAAAAAATATATCAGCTTATTGTAATAAATGAAGAACGTAAAAATAAATAAATTAATTTTATTTCTATCATTTTTACTTATTATATGGTTCTTTATACCTATATATAGAAACCCAACAGTAATGAAAAATGTATTGTCAAAACAGGAATGCGATCATATTAGGAAAATAGCGGAACCTAATCTACAACCTTCAACAATCGGTGGAAATTTTAAAATAAATAATTCAGAGCGTAAAAGTGAAACTGCGTGGATAAAAGCATCAGAGGATCCCGTCGTTGATAAACTTATACGTAATTGTCAAACCATGACAGACAGACCTTTAGAAAATTTTGAAGATTTACAAGTTCTTAGATATAAACCAGGTGGTTTTTATAAACCTCATCAAGATGCATTTTCATTAGATAAAAATAGACGTATGTATACATTTATAATCGCCTTAAATGACGATTATGAAGGGGGTGAAACTGTATTTCCAGTTATAAACAAAAAATATCGCTTAGAAAAAGGTGATGCATTATTTTTTGATACATTAAATAATTATGAATGTATGACGAAAAAGGCTATACATGGAGGTGCACCAGTTAAGTCCGGTGAAAAATGGGTATGTAATTTATGGGTACATAAATATACATACACAGGACCAGAAAAACCACCCGAAAAATAAAATATCAGGTTATACAAATGGTTAATAACAACACTGAAAGAAATAGAAAATCTTTAACAAATTATATAAATTCTAAAAATAAAATTTGTAATGGTCTCAATAAAAAGGAATTTATTAATCAATTGGGTAATAAAACAATGAATGAAATTAAACAAAATATAGATAAAGAATTTCGAAAACAACAACTCAGGTTTTTAGGTAGGGGTTGTGGTAATGGTATAAATCTTCGAAAGTCCCAAGGAGGAAAAAAAAGTTTTTTTAGTAAATTTAAACGCGTAAAAAGTTAAACAACATCTTGTTCAAGACGCGATCTTAATTGTTCGGTATAATATTCATTTCTATCTAACATTAATGTCATAAATGTAGCCACATTTATAACACTATACAAGAAATAATATCCCATAAAATCATACATATTAAGAGAAGCTGTAAAGCTAAAAGATATAATTAAATAAAACGTGTGCACCTTTAAAAAATTTTCATTATTTTCAAAAATGTATAAACACTGTATGAATGATAAAACCACATCTAAAAGTGTTATATATTCCTGCATTAATAAAACGGCGTAAAATACTGTTAATATAAGCATATTAATATGAAAAATCTTATATAGATTGCGTATTTTAACACTCCTTATATTAATATCAATCATTTGGATTCTATTTTGTCCCTGTATTGGTTCATTTTCAGTTTCAGGTTCAGGTAAAGGTAATGGTTTTTTAACTGTATCGTTAACACCAATTATTGGCATACCGTCTGGATTTATAACCACGTTATAATATTCGGTTGTCATGAATTACCATGTATTATACTTTTTATACATATTAATTATCATCCTCCTTTTTTTTATTAAACAATATTCCAAAACTATATTTCACAAATATAATATATTTTGTAAATTTAATAATATAATTAATTTTTCTATTTATATTTTCACGTGCATTAATTTTCCTTATTTTACTTAAATTATTACACATTTCTAAATAATCACCTTCACGTATATTATGTTTATTATCATCAATTATAGCTAAAAGACGTCTAAGGTACTTTTCCATATGTATATAACCTATATTATTAATTAGTTTTAGTTGAAGATGTTAAAAATGTCCCATCTTCGTCGATAACAAGTTCACCTCTATCGGCTAGCATTTTTCTGTGCAACATATGGTGTTCCCGAACATCATTCTTGTTTTGACCAACGTATGGAACAGCGTAACCATTTTCACACATCCATTTGTTCACGTTCGTCCAATTATTATCTTCCAAAACCCATAATTCACCGAGCGCGCGTCCGTATTTACCTACAGAGTCGCGTTCTGGACATCTCAATTCAATTTCACAATCGTCCTTATCGGATTCAACTGCTTTTGTGACCCATTTAAGAATCTGTTTCTTGGCATGTTTCCCATAAATCTTTTCAATTTTATCGGAAGTTCGCGATTCTTCGGTATCTATACCGAGTAATCTAACGCGTTGGCGAATGAGTACATCGAACCCTAAATCGATAAGAACGTCAACGGTATCACCGTCAACAACTTTCGAACATGAATCGATTTTGTATCTGAATTCGCATGGAGATTGATTGTATGTTTCTGTCATTTTTTTATATAAAGACTATTAATTTATTCTTTAATTATAAATCAAATTCCTTTTTAGTCCCACCATCGTACGCGTTCACGAACCCTGTATCTATCATTTTCTGGTTAATCGAAACCATATCCCTTCTATTTTTATAGACGAAAACGAGAGTTCGTCCGTACTTATCGTTTTTCTTACATGAAATCCATACCCACCCGTTTACTCTAAATCTACACATAAACGGGTTCCATAACATATGTTTTGCGCGATCGTCGAACCCTAGAAAACTCGCGAACGTATACTTGGCACGTTTTGCCATAGAAATGTGTTTAGAACGATTAGGTATATCCTTTGGTGGTTTCATTTCGGGTGCGTCGTAACCCACGGTTCGGAAAGTAAATTTCAAAACGCGATTGTGAAGTATAATACACGCCTTGAACGTGTCACCGTCATACACATCAGTAACCTTGGCGTACCCTTCATATTTATCAAGGCTAAAAACGGGTATAGAAACATCGGTTTTTGATAATTTACGCTTCGTAAAACAATACATTTATTTATAACCCTCTAATTCTTTTAAGTTCATCGCATATTTTCAAATAATCACCCTCGGGTAAGTTTGATGAATTTTTATCAATAATTTCCATAACAGATCGTGAAACACTACGTAATGTTACATCTCTATCATATAAGGGTTCGGGGTTAATCGGTGGACGACACAACCAATCTGTACCTGTTATTTCACCTTCATAATTATACCTATTGCGAATATGTCTAAAAAAATCTCTTAAACGGGGAAAATATTTAGTTGGAGACCAAACCGTATCATGCCTAAAAATATAATCTTTATCGATTAAAACATTATCTCGTGTATTCCATATATTTGTATTATAATTGAACATGGAAATTGGACGAATGTTACCATCTTCTGGTGTTGGTAAAGTATCATTTCGATTTAAATAAAGCGCGTTATAATTAAATGAAAATATAGGAGAGGCATATGCTTCTATATAATCAACTACTGATGGATTATTATGTTCATATACCACTCTTACCAAAATCTGTTGGAGTCCCTCACATGTATTAGGTATAGCTGTTCTTATATTACTATTTACGAAAGGTGTTGATGGCATTTACTTACATTATATCAGCATCTTTATCTGGTTTTACATAAATTTCAGGTGCATCCTCAACTAAATCAATAACAAACCTACTTTTATCATTCGTTGGAGAAATGGTTACGATTCTACATTTATCTGTACTAAGCATTGTCTGACCTGTAACATTAGTTGGTATTGTAATAGGGCGACACAGTAACATCCACATTTTTTATTATAAATGTATAAATATATTTCAAAAATGTAACACAATTTATTAAAAATAACGATAAAAGTATATACAAATTATATAGTAAAATATGTTAATATTATAAAATAACGAAAAGTTTGTCCAAAAAATCGACGAGTTAAAGAAAAATTTATTTTTGAAAAAAAAGTCCCTCTTCGAAGGAGTTAGTATATATAAAAATAAATATTTTAAAAGTCGTCGATTTTTTGGACAAACTTTTTAATTTTTTACTGTATGATTTAGGTATACTTTTTATTCTTAGAAAAATGTACAAAAAACTCGTCGATTTTTTGGACAAACTTTTTAATTTTTTACTATATAATTTAGGTATATTTTTTTATTTTAGAAATATTTTAGAAAAAACGACTAAAAAATGATAATTTTCGCGAAAAGTTTGTCAGAAAAATCGACGACTAAAAAACTCGTCGATTTTTCTGACAAACTTTTTATTTTTTCAGTGAAAAAAATAAGTTTTAATACTAAACAATGAAGCTTGTATTGATAGTATTAATACTTCTCGTACTTATGATGATGTCCAGGACAGAAATGTTTACAGAACAATTTGGGTTCTCTGGGTATACTAAACCAGTTGGCCCAATATCCCTCGATGGTATGGAAACTGATTTATCGGGATATACAGAATCTGGTGAAGATGTTTCTGTAACTAATGATCTCATGCAGAAAATGGTTCTTGCAACCAATAAAGAAATTTCTAAAAGAACTGGACTTTGTACTTATATTATAGAAACAACGGGTGTTAGAAAGTTCGAGGACAAACTTTCCAAACAGGAAATATATAGATGTCAATTCATGACAGTAAAACATAGAGGATTTGCTATGGGATTTGCCGTTACATCTGATATTAGAATTATTAATGATGAAGCAGTTATTTTGAATTTGAAAGCACAACCAATAGATATAAATCCACCTACGGATCCAAGTATTTACCAAAAATCTATAAAGGGTAAAGAGTTTGAAGATTATACAAATGTAAGACAAAGTGAAATTGATAAAATCAAACATACACAACTTGTAGAAAAAACTATATTAGATCCACAAACCATGTATGGAAAACCACCAGTTGATACCCCTATTGATTCAACTAACCCAGTTCCAGTTATAAAACCAGAACAAGGTGCCATTAAGGATAGAATAGTGTACCCCCCGGGTATGTAAAATTACAGATTAAAAGTTCTTAATACATCATAATGATCAGTATCGATGAAATAACACGTATAGCTGAAAAAAGAAATCATTTGAAAAAAGAGACATATACCAAAATATACGAACAAATTTCAAAGAAGATAAGACAGTCAGTTGAATTAGGTCACAAATATCTATTCTGTCAAATACCTTCATTTGTTATGGGTTATCCTCATTTTAACAGGATGAAAGCGTTACAATATATAAAACGACAGTTCGAAATAGGTGGTTTTTATGTTCAGGTTATAGGTGATTTTGAATTGTGTATTTCATGGAGACCAAATAAAAAATCAAATAAAAATGATTCAAATAATGAACCAGATGACCCAGAGGAATTTCCTACACTTATAAATCTCAAGAAGGCTGCAAATAAATACAGGAGACATGCGTGAGAGTTTAAAGTTTAATAATGTAATTATAATACAAACATGAGCGACCCACTTAATATATTAGTAGAGGCTAAGCGTGAGTATATAGGTCAATTATGTTTACTTATGTGCCCTGTTATGATTGAAACGTTCGAAACAATGTATGAAGAAGCTTATAAGCTTTCAAAAGGTAGAAAAGTTCTTGTAATGTATCAGAAACTTTTAAAGGAAGTTCCAAATTGGAGTGATGCATTATCAAAAACACACACAGATAATATAACAAATAGATGTGCTTGGTTTAATGATTTATTAGCAGCTGTTTTTGTAAGTTGCGTTAAGATTTTGTCTGCAGTTCGATTAAATAAAGATAATAAAAAGATTTCTCTCAAACTTCCAACGAATGAAGTTTTCATTCAGACGTGTTATAACAACGCAGCAAAGGATTTATATTTAGATCCATATATTTACCACGAAGCACAGAACGAACATGCGAGAAATGATAAATTGTATGAGAGATTTTGTGCGTGTATTGAAACATCTGTAAAGGAACTTATACCAGTTCAACAAATATTACAGACATATATGTCCCAAACACAAGAAGGACAAGACTTGGACGTTGGTGAAGCCGAAGTTGGTGATTCAGAAGATCCTGATCTTATTGATGGATATGAAGAAGAAACAACGGAGGAACCATTTGAAACACCTTCAGGAGAACCTACCATGGAAGAACATTCCATGGAAGAATCCCATATGGAGCAACCAATGGAACAACCAATGGAGCAACCAATGGAACAACCAATGGAACCAGAAAGACCATCTCCATTTGAAAATGAATTTCGAACTATAAATACAAAAACGAGTTCTCAAATACCGCAACCACAACCACAGGCGACACACCAAGAAGATGAAGGTGTATTATTTCCGGACGCATCCGAAACCCGTGCAAAAAAAGTTGGGTATTATTAAATGGAGTTTGAAGACTATTTAAGAGACCCAGCATGGGCCGGTATAATCGCCGGTATGATAACCGCTGGATATATACATTTCAAAGCGAAAATTAACAATGAAGGTAAACTTCCACTAAGTGCATATACAAAACCAGCAACACTTACAGCAATTTTAGTATTTTTTATCGTTACTAACGGATTAGGTAAGAAAGAGACCATATCAACAGAACCATTTTAATTTTATAACTTAAAGATAATATACGTCATTACTATATAAAAATGGCTTCCGTGACTGCATTCAATGATATGATGGGTCAATTTCTTGTGGAATTACACAAGACATTTCCAGAAGAAAAAGGCTTGAAAAAGTGTTTATCGGCTTTCGATTTAATGAAAGCTTCGAACCCACGTTTAGTCGTAGACGGGTTTATGCAGGGCGTTGCTCCATATGCCGATAAGATTTCATCTAAAGACGAAACATTTTTCATTGAAGAATCTAAGAATTTAGATTTCATGAAAGGTGTAAACCTCGAAAAACACTGGGGGACTGCTTCAGAGAATACAAAAAGTGCGATTTGGCAATATGTTCAGACGTTATACATGCTCGGTACAACCATTAATTCTATCCCAGAAGACACACTTTCCATGATTGAGACAGTCGCAAAACAGTGTGCAGATAAAATGGGCGAAGATGGAAGTCAACTTGACGAAGCTGCACTTATGAAAACGATGCAGGGTATGTTGGGTGGTATGATGAAAAAATAAACTCACTATATATAAATGACATCTTGGTTTGAAGATCCAAAACAATTGGTTCGTGTAGACAAAGTTCATGAATTTTGGCCAACAAAAACACAATCTTCAGCAGAGCGTGTTAACGCAACTGCTCGTTTTATCATTTATGCAACATGTATAATATATCTTATAAAGCGTGATCCACGCATATTCGTTCTAGGCGCCACCGTACTCGGTGTTCTTTATATAATGGAAAAGTCTGATATGGTTAAAGAAGGTGTTGCAAGACCAACACATGTATACAATAACGAGGGTAAACCATGTACTATGCCAACAAAGGATAACCCCATGGGTAATGTACTTATGTCTGATTATGTAGACAGACCAGATAGACCACAATCATGCCATTACCCAACTGTAAAGGCTCCCGTAAACAATTTTCTTACAGGTGATATCAAATACGGTCCAGGTCGTTCGCGTTCATCTATGCCCGAATATCAAAGAAATGGGTTATCCAGACAATTTGTAAGTATGCCAGATACATCCTTGGGTGATACACCTTATTATGAATTTATTCATGGTAGTAGAAATGTTGGTACATGTCGTCAAGACCAGACATTGTGTAATCCAGACGCGAGAGGTGTTCAGCTTGAAGCATTTGCGGGACTTGATCCAAACGGTGATAAAAGAAGTGGTATGCACAGAGGTTCGGGTTTACCCGCTGGCCACACTTCGTAATTTTTAATAATTGAATAATAAAGTAGTAGATACTCGATTTCCATAAACAAAATCTCTTGTTATAATAAATGGCGTATCAACTCCAACCAGGAATGAAAGTTGTTCAAGATCACGCGGTTCCATCCGTATGTGCATCTGAAGAAGTTTTAGTGTATCCCCAGCCCAGTACTTTGAACTATGTTTCAAGTCGTCCAAATACTATGTTATATGGGACTGCTCCATATATGGCCGGTAAAGGATCACCAGCAGAATATATTAATACATCTGATGAACTCAGACCACAATCCACATCTCGTTTTAACAAGGTTTTAGCGAAAACATACGAAAGAAATTTTCACCCACTCCAAAATGTTGAGTGCAAATTGCCGCTTCAAACACAAACTTATGATGCAGCAAGTACACGTGCCGACACACAAAATGGTTTATTTCAGCAAAGATACCTCAATAAAAATCTCGCTAAGAAATAAGAATGGCTGACCCTATCTCTATAATGGCTATAGCCGGCCTAGTTTATGCCGGAAGAAAGTTAAGTAAATCAGAAGAAAAATATTCAGTAGAAGGTAATCCAATAGAAGAACAAGAAATCGTTTCGGAATTTTCTGACATAGATGTCACTGCACCACCCGGGTATTTAGGTCCTTTATCACCACTTGAAGAACCAACATACCAAACAAAGGAAGAAATTGGTTCGTTTGCCGATATTTCACGACAACAAAGATCATCTGGTGGAGAGGTTTTAACGATGAGAAACCGTATGTATGATGCTGGAAGAATGAATAATCTTTCTCCAGTTGAAAAACAGCTCGTTGGTCCAGGTTTGGGTGTTGGTCCAGAAGTACCTGCTTTTGGAGGTAACCAGCAATTATTCCGTGTTAACCCTGAAAATGTTGGTGCGTATCGTTTAACAACTTTACCAGGTAGGTCTGGTCCAGCGTTTGATCCAAAGGGTGGTAGACGTGGCGTCGTTGGCAAAGTTTCGCAAAATAGACCAGAAAAGACGGCGTTTCTTCCAGAACGTCTTCCAACGGCTGCGGGTCGTGCCCAAGGTATGTCTGGTAGAACACCAAGAGCAGAGCATGAACGTACAAAGAGAACGACTAATAGATCTGAAACAGGTTCGAGAACTGATACTTTGGGTTTTGCAACTGCAAAGAGAACGGTATCTGCACTCACACGCGCACAAGAGCCAACACGTAATAAAAAGGATGGTAACATCGAACATTATCAATACAATAATCAGCCAGCACCAGGTATATCCAGTTTTGTTGGTGGTTATTTGAATGCACCAGCTACTAAAATCGGTGAAAAACGAACATATGGTTCCATACATACAGCAGAAGACCTTACTAATTATGGTTTCAGACCAGATGACCGTCGTGGTAAGGCTGGTCGTGCAGCGGGTCCAGGTAGAATGAATGTCCGTGCAGATGCACTTAATCAAGGTGGTATGGTTACAAGTGTTAGGTCCGATACATCTAGAATCGATGGAAGAATAAATGCCGCGAATGGGGCATGGACACAACAATACAAAAATAACGATTATCATAAATTTAATGCTTATAAAGGTCACGAAAATCCAAATGCTTCTAATATGAGTTTAGATACAGCTAGAAGACAACTTGCGAATAACCCATTGGTACATAGTCTTTCGTAATTAATTAGATAAAATTGAGAAATACACTCATTAAAATAATGCTCATATATTTTAATGAAGGTACATACCCTAGACATAGATAGTGGCGAACGCGATCCCGTTTTGTACCCAGATCCTTCTGATTATGTCGTACAACTTAAAAATCCAATTTATGACGTTACAAAAATATCACTTATATCAGCGCGTATACACAATAGTCAATACCTGATAAACTCCAGGAACAATCAATTTGATATAAATGGAACAACAGTCACAATACCTATAGGAAACTATAGTGGTAAAGATTTAGCACAGGCTGTTGTTACTGCTTCAGCTGATATAACATCCGCATCATTTGAAAAAGAGACTAATGCTATAACATTCACTGGTAGTGCTCCATTTACATTTGAATTTTATGGTGGTAAAAATGGTTATGCATCTGGTACACCTGGATATACAACACCACATGATATATTAGGATTACCGGCAAGTAATGTTGCTTCTACAGGGAATACATTAGAAACAGGTAGTATTAATTTACAAGGTGCCGATGCAATTATTGTTAAATTAAGTAGTGGTTCAGATGAATTTAACAAAACTGTGTTTTCAGAAACACCATTTTATACGGGACGTATTCTTTTCTGTGGTGACGTGATTAATTATTCTGGTGTTGACGATACAGTAGAACATAATTTTGATTCTGGATCTCAAAAAACGATATCGAGTTTACGTGTTCAGTTTTATTATAGTAGTAATAATCGTTTAATACCATACGATTTTAGAAACGCAAATCATATACTAAAACTTGCAGTAACATGTTCTACTGATAAACTTGAAAATGTAGCTAAAGTGGAAAGAGACTTTTCTCTTCCACCACCTATGAGTATCCCCGAATTAGAGGATCCGCGTAGATGGGATGCATTTATATCTATATTTTTAGTAGTTGCAACCGGTTTATTTTTATTGCTTGTTATGCGTAAACCAAGACTTAACGAGTAACCGCGAAGACTGGTTGGGATGGCTTCGTGACCTTCGAGGAGACACGAGAGATACCAACGTAGACGACAATAGACAAGAGTGTTGTCAAGAGGGCAGTGAGAGTGTAGTTCATACCACCGTTCTTGTTAACCTTGACGACTTGGTTGACAATCCATCTAACCAAGTCCATCCAAGAAAGGGCGGCGGCGAAGGAAAAACCAGCAACAATGGCGTTGAGGGATTGGGATTCGAGTTCTCTAGTAACGAGAGTGACAGTTTCAGCGGCGACAGCGGACATTTTTTTTATACTTTATCCTGAGATTTTAATCTGGGAGCAGTTCCTCTTCTATTAAAATTTTTTTATAATATTTAGGTTTCATATACCCCTTTAACATTTTACCCACTTCCGCTGGATCTATTTCAGATTCTGTACCCGATATAGACGTTTCTGTTCCTGAATCAGAATCAGAATCAGAATCAGATTCGGAACATCGATCATCTCGTATTTTAAAATATTCTGGTGACGTATTCGCCCATCCTTCAGGCTCTGATATGTTCATTACTATCGATAGCATTTTTTAACATAATTTCTGACGGATTCATGGGTTTCCACGCGTCCCAATTATCATATGCCATATTCATTTTAACGAATTTATATTCCCTACCTGAATATCTTGAAAATGGTATAATTTCATCATCTTCTATTATAATTTCATCATCTTCCTCGTCTGACGATTCTTCATATATTTCGGGGAAATGTGAACCCAACTTTTTACCAACTTCATTCATGGCACAATATTTCATAGCGTATTCCATATCCTCGCTGAGAATGATATCACGACCACACGCTTTTGCGTATTCGGCGGCAAGAATCATTGAACGTTCGAGGACGGGTTGTATAATATTAAGAGCAGAGTCTTGAACCTGCTCTATTAAATTTGCAGTAGCTTCTTTTTCTTGTAGATTCATTATAGATTAAACAGTGTTTTAGCAATACCGTTTTCTATACGGAGTATATTAAAACTTAGACCTAAAACTCTAAGTTCCCTTTCACCATCATTATATGGATTCAAACTTAATTTTAAATATTGGTCTTTAACTAAACTAAAGTTTCTTTGCCCTGTTGGATACCATCTTTCGGGTTCTAATGCAAAACTATATGAATAATATCGCCTGAATAATTGTGTTCTAGAATGATGTATTCCACTCTGAACGGCGCGCAAGTTTATAATTTTACCTGTAGCTTCATTTAAAATTACTATATCATCAAGTGTTAATTCGAGATATCTTAAATGTTCATAATTTATATATTCAGATTTAGCTGAATATATTTCGTAATTTAAATCATAATCAAATGCAGATACTAAATTAGTTTGACCACCTATAAAACCGGGTTGTTTTGGATTTACGGTCTGAATTATAAAGAATAATTCTTTTATTGGGTTTTTAAATTCAAGTTTATGTTTAATATCAGTAACACCAGAATCTATTTTAGCTATTGGACTTTCCTGAACTTGTGTAATGATATAATCCGTTTTCTGACTTATTAGTTTCTGTTTTTCTTCTTCATTTATGGATATCATTTCAGCTGTTAATTTAAAATTTTTAATAAGTCCTAATGGTTTTTGGTTTGTAGATGGATAAACTGGATGTATATTATCGTATTTATTGTATATACAATCTTGTACGTCTCTCAATTTAATAACAATTTCAATTTCTTGTTCTGTTATAGCGCATATTGGTATGGCGAGTTCAGGGTTATTATAAAAGTAAAAGGGTATATCGACAAAATACTTATTAGATGAAGTTGCATTACCAAGGTATCCAATTATACTTAAATCTTTTACCTGTGTTCCCGAAAGTTCCAATGGTGGTTTACCAACGAGTTTAGATAAATTATGTTGTTTTGTTTGTGATATATAATTATCCGAATAAATAGCTAAAAAATCTCTTGGGATACGTTGAATAACCTGACCACCAATAAGAAGTTCTATGTAATCAATCATAGCATGACCAATTGATTCAACATATCCCGTTCCTGAAAACGGACCGCCCGTCATTTGTTCGATGGCATCTAATTCAAATTTTAAACTTACGGTTTTAAGAAGATCACCTTGATTTTGGGGTATAGTACATCGTATAGTATTTCCAAATTCAATTTCGCCTTCTGCGTCTAAATCAACAAAGAAAGGTGCAAAGTTTGTATGTTTTTGAAAATTTTTTATAAAATAAGTGTACTCTGGGTCTTTCGTAAAGAAAACGTCCTGTGGACCTGATGTTTGTAATTGAACACGACCAGCCATTACTAGTATAACTGACTAAAATTTTAAACCTCCGAGACCGCTATGTATTCTCAAGACGTTATAGTTTACGGCATATATACTTACATCGTGTGCGAAATTTACATCTGGTGTTTCGAGTTCAATTTCTATTAAGTTATGTGATATTCTACTCATATTTACCTGTCCGGTAGGATAATATGTTTCTGGTTTCATAGAAAAACTATAAACTCCAAAATCATTTCCGGTAACACCCGTGTAATATTTTAAAGGTTGTTCGTAACTTAACATTAAATTATCGGCATCAATGATTGTATTATTATTAAATTTCATAGTAACCTGTTTTATGGGGCAAAGTTTATGAACATCTTCACTTTCAGCTATAAAAAACATCTCCTTTACGGGGTTTTTGAAATTAAGCATACCAGATTTTTTAGATTCACCTGCTTTGAATTTAAATCGAGACAATTGTAATTGTGTAATAACATATTCAACTGGGCGGGTTAATAAAAAATTTCTTTCGTCTTCCGTAACGAAATAGAAATCTGTAACAAGTGAAACTTCTTTAATTGATGAAGAAACGTCCGCAGGTGGGTCTTGGATATCTGTGGCTGTATTATATTGTATAGTAACATCTTCTATCTTTTTAAATTGTATACGTATTTCTACAAGTTGTTTTGTTAAAGCGCATACGGGTATAGCTAAACTTGGATGTCTAAAAAAGTAAAAGGGTAAAAGTACGCTATAATCCCAATCATATGACACTGGTATATAATTATCATGTCCATTTAAAAAATAAAGTGTTTGGTCTATATCATCTTTATTATTATGTATTTGATCATACATGTATATATAATCGCCAGTTAAGCGTTCAATTACTTGTCCACCAATGACAAGGTCTGCATATTTTATGATTTGAGCTCCTATAGATTTTCTATACCTAAGATGACGTACATTTATAGTACCACCCATACCAGAATGTGCACCACAATAATAATATAAAGTTGATGGAGTTCCATCGGTAGGTGCAAAAGTAATAGTAGCAGAACCTGGATTCGTAACACCTGTTGTGTATTCTGAACCACCACCATGTGTACCATTAGACGTTGTAGAAAACCTAAAAGGGTGAGATCCATGAGCTGTATTATTGAAAGTATATGTAGTACCTTTGTAAAGTGTAAGTGTATCTTGTTGAACACCGTCTATATAAAACTTACCACCACTCGCAGTAATTTCGAACGATTTATCCACTTGTTTGGGTTGTGGTAACGTAAATTTAAGCATCATACTTCGTATGAGATCCCCTTTATTTTGAGGTATACGGCATTCTATAATCGTATCGTAATCTATATCACCATCAAATGGTGTTTGTATAGCTTCAACTGAAAACTTGGTATGCCGCCTAAAATTCATCAGGAAATATGAAAATTCTGGTTCTCCAGTAAACCACTGGTCCTGGATACCCGTGGCAGCAAGATTTAAACGTCCAGCCATTATTACTTTATGTGAGTAAAATTTTATGAAATAAAACGGCACGATAATACAGATGAATCTTCAGTTACGAAAATTCAAACCCGAGAAAATGGCAGACGATAAAGTATGTGTTTTTATCGGTAAACGTAATACGGGTAAATCAACACTTGTTACTGACATTTTGTATCATAAAAAACATTTACCAGCAGGTATAGTTTTGTCGGCAACAGAAGAAGGTAATCATTATTATCAACAATATATACCAGACCTTTTCATTTATGGTGATTATGATAGAGAAGCAATTGAACGTGTTATGGAAAGACAGAGAAAGCTTGTTGGTGCAGGGAGACAAAATTGCGGAGCTTTTCTACTTTTAGATGATTGTATGTATGATTCAAAGTTTATGAAAGATACATGTATTCGCCAATGCTTTATGAATGGGAGACATTGGAAGATATTTTTCATGTTAACGATGCAATATTGTATGGATTTACCTCCTGCACTCAGGGCGAATATTGATTACGTATTTATTTTACGTGAAAATATTATCCAGAATAGAGAGAAATTATTTAAAAACTTCTTTGGTATTTTTCCGAATTTTGAGATGTTTAACAAAGTAATGGATTCGTGTACGGAAAACTATGAATGTTTAGTATTGGATAATACATCTAAGAGTAATAAAATAGAAGATTGTGTATTTTGGTATAAAGCAAAGATTAGAAAAAACTTCAAGGTAGGGGCTCCACAATATTGGCAAACACATAAGAAAATGTTTAATCCAAAACATGGTAATGTTAAAGCAGGTAATCCAAATTTAGTTAAAAAGAACACGCCATTTAAAGTTACAAAAAAGAAATGATTCGAATTCTTGCTAGAAGATTGGGTACAGCTTTACATATAATGCCAGAACCACCATTATTACCCCAGTATGTACCTTTTCGTGATGAAATAATTAAAGTTTCCACAATATTTCCCAAAGATGAATTAGTTACAGGTGAAGGTGGTGGGTATCGTATATTAGTTGATGTATGTCATGATAAACAAATAATTCATTTAGAAAATGATATGTCCGACTCAGAAAAGACGAGAGATTTACCTCGAATAGTACAGACTTTTGGGTATTTATATCCAACATATACTCTTCAGGATGATGCGCAATAATTTAAAATGAAAAACATATACATGTATAAATGGCAACAGACGTTAGAACATTGAACCTTTCTGATAATAACGATGGTATGGTAGATTTAAACGCACATAAAAGTACAAATTTTGTGCCGAATATTACGCAAGAAAAAAATGTGAGTGAAAATAAACAGACAATGGACTCTACTTCAATTTCCGATATAATGGGTCAAGCCGAAGAACCACTCGAACCACCAATGGGGAGCGTCGACCCAAGAATGACGCAAATGCAAATGCAAGCCCCAATGATGGCGGCACAACAACCAGTAGTTCAACAGGCTACAGATAAAAAAACTGAATCTAAAAATCCATTCAACCTTACTGACGACCAATTCGAAGCACTCATCGTTGCGGTGTGTGCTGCGATAGCAATTAGTAAGCCTGTACAGGAAAAACTTGCAAATTTCGTTCCATCGTTTTTGAACGATGTTGGAAACCGAAGTGCAATTGGTTTAGCCTCGACTGGTGCAGTCGCTGCTCTTGCATTTTACATTGCTAAAAGATATGCTTAAATGGTATTGTAATGTTTATACATCTTTTTACCAAATAAGAAATAAGAAATAAGAAAACCCAACAGTAATCCTACTGCGCGAAGTCCTACGACAGTTCCTGTACTTTTCGTGGTTTTACCATAATTTTTAAAATCTCTTTCGATACGTTTATTTATTTTCGACAACCCCGCGACGCTACCCAAACCGATTAAAGATGCCATCATTAAAAATGGAGCGTCTATCGCTAAACGACCGAATAAATTACCACCGCGTGGTAATATACTCATCATTACTGGTATAATAACCATTATAAGGAACATATTTATCCATTTATCATTCATAAGTAGGGGTGCACTCGAAGTTGCAAGTAAAGTATTCAACAAAATATATGCTTTTATCAAATCACCGAAGGATTGCATTTATTAATAACATAGATTATTTATCCTGAATATGCTTACCACAAAATTCGGTTCTTTGTGGTATTTCCTGGTATATCCCAATTGAAACGCACATTGTTCTAAGTTTATCAAATTTATCCCAAAATTCTTTACTATGAGAATATTCATTGACAGTACAGTGTGCAAGTTCGTGCAATAATACATGAAATATCTCATTAGGTTCCCCGTCTATACATAATCCAATACTACCTCCTTTGTTTACGTTGTATCCTATAGCCCCATTCATTCGTTGATACGCAGTAATTGGAATTTCCTTGTATAACATTTTGAATTCTTCGTTGTTGGTATCTTTTAAGTGTTCCCTGAGTGCCCTGTATTTTTCACGAACCTCTGTTAATTTTTCTGGTTCTTTCACATTGATGAATATGACAATGTTTATGATAATGAGAAGTAACGCAAGTATCATCTTATCATAACCGTACATAAAAATTATAATTAAAGATACAAACAAAATATAATACATGACATATGAATTACTCCAAGAATGTCTCAAAGAACATTCTGTTTCTGATATAGCCAATAAACTAAATATAGTTAATGGTACTATAAATAGATGGATTTCATTATGCTCCGTTCCCTCTAATTATACGTTTGATTTACATAAGGTATTAGGTAGGGATATAGATTATACACATTTTACTTATAAGCAAAAGGATCAGTTTTTTACTCCATCTGATATGGCAGAAAAATGCTGGAAAAAATTTAATGAAATAGTTGAAATTGATATAAATGATTATACGTTTATAGAACCGTCTGCGGGAGATGGGAGTTTTATGAAAGTTTTACCAGATAATACTATAGGAATAGATATAGAACCTAGATACCCTGGTGTTATAAAACACGATTACCTGTCGTGGAATCCAGATGATTTAAATCGAAAATATATAGTTTTTGGGAATCCACCTTTTGGTTTGAGAGGGCATTTAGCACTTAATTTTATAAATCATTCATATGATTTTTCGGATTATGTATGTTTGATACTCCCTCAATTATTCGAGAGTGATGGTAAAGGGTCTCCTAGGAAAAGGGTATCAAAATACAATCTCATATTTAGTGAAAAATTATCTGGAATGTTTCATTCACCCGATGGAGAACACACAAAAGTTAACGGAGTATTTCAAATATGGTCTAAATATACGGAAAATCCCGAATATATGATACGGAAAATGGACGATACACATTTAAAAATATACTCAATGTCTGACGGTGGTACAGTTTCATCGACTCGAAATAAAAATATGATAGGGAAGTGTCATATTTATTTACCGTCAACGTGTTTTGGAAAAGAAAATATGAAAGTGTATACATCCTTTGATGATTTACCTGGGCGTAGAGGGTATGGTATTGTTTTTAATAAAGATGTAGATGATATGATTAAAAAGGCAAATACTATTAATTGGGGTGAAGTTAGTTTTATGTCAACAAACTCAGCTTATAATCTAAGGACTTCGTCAATTCATCAATCTCTAATTGAACTGGTTCAGCTATAATTTTAGTGTATAAAAACTCCCCAATTTTAGAATTATCTTCGTTTTCGGATATTTTAATGGTTATACCAGCTGTTATACATTTTTCTAACGTTTTTTTAGAAAAATCGAGTTTATATTGATCGGTTGCTTTTTTCCTTAAATGAGGTTTTTTTCCTAAAATAGGGTGTTTATTATTTGACGAAAGATCAAAATCTTTTAAAACTGTTATGTATATATCATTTGGAGCAATATCAACAAATACCCAAAAATCACTCTCTCCCGTATTTCTAAGACTTTCATGTTGAAATGAACCATGTTCTCCAAGTCTTGCCGTTTTTATTTCTATTTTCTTTCCACCAATGAGCATGTCATATACCTTCCCATTGTCATTTAAACTTGAAAGTTTTTTATTATCCCATATACATTCAATCGAGCTTTGTTTGCATATTGAATGTATCATATCTTCTCCTACTTCACCCGTTTCATCACACGTTAAATCTCGTACCCTTTCAAATCTGGTACCTTTCCAAATGTTTTTCTTTTTAGAAAATTCTGAGATTTTATTATTTAAATATTCAAATGTATTCATTGTTTAAATTAATTTTATTAGTTTAGAAATTTTACTTAGGTTAAAAACGAAAATCTTTATTAAAGAAATGAAAGAGTTACTACTGAAAGTAACTACAATGTCTATAGCTTCATTTTTGGGATCGTATATGGGAACTCAAAAATGGTTTGATAAACACGAAAACAAATGATAAATTATTTCTTATACACAAATCTAAATTTACTATACAAATTCGAAACTGGGTTTCCTTTAAGATCTTCCCATAATGTTAAAGTAAACCCCAAATCTTCCATACGTGTAAATAACATATCCTTATGCGCTATAGGTTCGACTTTAGGTCCACTCGCGTAATATGGCGTATCGGCCAAATGGACGTATAATTTTTCACCGAAATTCCCTGAACTCGTGTGTTTCATTAGAAAATAGTTGCCTAAATCGTCTTTTACAGGTGTGTTCATAATAATCTTATCCGAATTTGGTATAATTCCTATAAATTGACCCCCGGGTTTCATTCTATTCTTAATGGCTAATAAAGATGTCTCGAATAACGTGTTCGTTTCAAATATATAGTGTAACGCAAAGTTATAACATATGACGTCGTATTTTCTATGTGGACATGCGAATATGTCACCCTCGTAAAAATTAACACGTATTTTCATATTCTTAGCACGAGACTTAGCCTCCTTAAGTGAATCTGGATTTGGTTCGCACATGCTTATATTCGCTCCGGTATGTCGCCACTTTTGGAGATCTCCACCGAATCCACATCCTACATCCAAAATACTGTCGCCTTCGCGGGTAGCCGATTGGATGAGGAGACGCTTAGACTCGTTATGGTACTTGCGTATCTCCTCCATTTATTTATAGACGTTTTTCTTTTTTAAATGGAGTTACTAAGGTTAAAAAGAAGATTATAATTAATATAAATGAAACCTATTATTAAATGGGTAGGTGGTAAAACCCAAATTCTTGATAAGGTTTTGAAAACTTTTCCACGGGAAATAGAAAATTATCATGAACTATTCGTAGGTGGTGGGAGTGTTCTCTTTGGGTTACTTGAGAGTAAAGACATTACTGTAAAAGGTAAAGTGTACGCGTATGATAAAAATCAAAAATTAATAAACATGTATAGACAAATACAAACGAATCCTAAAGATGTACACGACTATTTAACTGAACTTTTTAAAACATATGATACTCGTACCGGTACAGAAGTAAACCGTAAACCACAAACTGAAGAAGAAGGCTTGACATCAAAAGAAAGTTATTATTATTGGGTACGTAAAAAGTATAATGATTTGATACCTACGACACATATACATGCCGCAACATTAATTTTTCTAAATAAAACGTGTTTTAGAGGTGTATATAGAGAAGGTCCGAACGGGTTTAATGTGCCATACGGACATTATAAAACTACACCCGTAGTAACACCTTTAGAAGAGTTATTAAAAATACAAGATCTTATAAAAGACGTGGTTTTTAAATGGTGTGATTTTAGAGCCGCATTCGCACAAACTGTAAATGACTGTGATTTTATATATGCGGACCCACCATATGCACCCGAAAATGTCAAGAGTTTTGTAGGGTATACGAAAGATGGATTTATTATGGATGATCATAAAGATTTATTTGATTTATTAAAATATTCTGAAATTGATTTTGTAATGTCAAATGCAAAAGTCTATCTTGTAACTAGTAGTTTTGAAGATTATAAGATAGAAGATGTTCCTGCGAGACGTGCTATAAATAGTAAAGACCCGTCGTCTATAACAACGGAGGTGCTCGTACATGGATATGTTCGAAAATAGGTTTCCAATCAGCTTCGTATTTAGCCGGAAAGTAAACAATCTTTTTCTTAGCGTTGTTCGTGAGTGTTGTTTTACGCATAGCTGCGTTTTCACCTCCCACGAAGAAAAATCCGATACCTTCTTCGGACATAATTTCGTATGTATCTTCGTATCTTAAGGAGTTCCAAAAACACTCATTTAATATATACGAAAACCTAAAATCCGCATTTGGATATCTTTTTGAATACTGTTTAAGTTTATGTGATCCTAAACCAATTTTTTCATCAGTTGTTCCTGAACCAAGCTGATGTTTCTTTTCAATAATATGTATGTAATTATCACATAAACGTCGAAACATCCCATCAGGTTTTAGTTTTTTAACGTATTCTTTTTCACCTTTAAACTGTTCGAGATATGAAATAGAATTATTCTGATCGATATATACATAATCGAATCCATTTATTGAAATAATCTCTCCATCTTCAAAATCAGATGTTTCTCGTTCAAATACCTTCCCCCACTTGTTTGTTTTTTCACCACCTTTACCGTTTTGAATCATTTTATTAATTTTTATTATCGAATTTATCGACTTGGGTGTAAAAAAATATCAGTATATATAAAATGGAAGATAAGAAGTGCGATAATACCCAACCTGTTGCAAACTGGAAATGTATATGGTTCACATTAGCGTTAGCCGGTGGATACTGGTATCTTCCACATAGAAATAAATGGGTTTTATTATCGTTATTATATTTACCTTACGTAGTTTTAGCGTATTATGACCATTGGTATGATTGTAAAAGAAATCTTGGGCCAACGTACCTTGCTATGTTTTACCACTGGATAAAACCTCAAGATTCGGAACAGATTGTCAAATATAAGAATTGGTGCCCCGAAATCAAAAATAAGGTTCTTTTTATAGATGCAATTATATTGCTTGGTGGTTTAGTTATGTTACCACATTTTCTTAAATTATAACCGAGAAATGATCTTTCTCGGTGCTGGTCGTCATATCAATACAAAACCTATATCTTTTGGTTTTATTTCTTCGTTAATTTTCCAATTCCAAAGGTAATAGTGATTATGTCCCGTACCTTCCATGAATTTATTTTCACGAAGTTCTTCTTCATCTATACCCGCGTTTATACAATTATATACATCGAACCCAATATTACGCGCCACAATTATAGCGTCTTTTAAACAGTTTCCTACATTATAGAATGTATATGCCTGTTTTATAGTTTCACCACTTTGCTTATGTACGTAATCTAAACTGTAAAAAGTAAAAAATTGATCTTTTTTGATATTCAAGTATGTATATATTGTATTTTTACGCGGAAGAATCCAATGCCTGACGTACGATTCATTGATATAGAGTGAAAGTTTAAACTTTTTTAAATGTTCTTGTAACATTTTCGTTACTCTAGGTATATCATATTCGGCCATTTCTCTAAAATAGGATGTTGTACCTAAAATCTTATAGTCCTGTTCTTTTGCGTCGGAAAACCGAAGTCTATTAAGTTTATTAACGTTTATAAGTCTATGCCAATAATTGACCTTAGCAACTGGTGTAGGTAATTTCTTTACTACTGTATATACAGCTTGCCATCTATTTTGTAAATTCATACGTCTTTTAAGTTCGCCTATAAGCATGGGCGTGAACTTTGTATCTCTAAGATTTTCAGAGACACATAAAAAGTTTATTTGTAACATTTGAATTATTTTTTTATTAACACAGACGTCTAAAGGTACACCTGATATAAAAGCAATAAGTCTATTATTTTCCTTTTCGCGAATAGCAAGATTCCATTCATCTCGATACCCCGGTGGATGTAACGTCCATTCAATAAGTTCCTTAGAATAATGAAATTCGAAAGAATCATCTCTAATATAGTTTTCTTTTAAAAAAATACAAAGTTCGTCGATAGTACACGAACTCCATTCGTATCCTTCTGGTAAAGGGTTTTTTTCGTACCTAAGTTCTCTCGATGAATCTATTTCACCGTCTTCTTCAAAAATAACTTTATCTTGTGGTACAGGTTGTTTATACCAAAATTCACTCATTTATTATATTCAACTAGCTTAAAGTTTTTAAGCTTATTTTTACATATAAAATGGCAACTCTCGAACAAGATTATACGACCGTACCAGGTCAACTCTATGCATGTCTCTCTGTAGTGGGACCGGAAGCTCCTCAAAAGAATGATAAATTTGGTATAAAGATTAGAGGGGCGTTTAATTCGCGCGATGAAGCGGCCGCGCATGCAAAACGTCTTCAAAAGGAGGATGCGACATTTGATATTTATGTTGTTGATATGTATAAATGGTTGTTAATTCCACCGGATCCGTCTAAAATTGAAGACGCGCATTATGCGAATGAAAAACTCGAGGAACTTATGACGGGGTACAGAGAAAATCAAGCTCAAGCTGCTGCTATGTTTGCTGAACGTAAACGTGATATGGTTGAAAGTGCGGCTACATTTATTAAACCGGGGGATGAAAACTCAAAGTATTATACGAAACCGGATGAACCACCGATTAGTCACCCCGGGGAAGTTTTGGAACGACTCCAAAAGGAAAAACCAGATGCAGAAATGGAAGACCTTGTCAAAGAGGCGGACGCTATTGTTGCAGAGGAAATCAAAGAAATGCAAAAGAAGCGTGAAGAGGAAGCGAATGCTGCTCTTGAAAAAGAAGCGAAAGAAAGAGGTTTTAATTCTGTTGAAGCGATGCATAAATTCGATAAGGAAAAAGAAATCAAGGATGCGAAAGATGCTCTTGAAAAACAAGCGAAAGAAAGAGGTTTTGATTCTGTTGAAGAGATGCATAAATTCGATGAGGAAAAAGAAGTTAATTCTGAGGAATCCACGGAAGCTCAGGATACGAAAGGTGAAGGTGAAGTTGAGGAAGGTGAAGAGGTGGAATCAAAAGACGCGTAAATTAATTTTGTTATATAAATGTAAGTATGTTGAGTATTATATTGAACATAATCACCATTCTTATTGTTTTAGTTATGTCTGGTTTATTTTTACGATTGTATAATATTCGCAAAAGTAAATCGGATACCGAAAATGTAAATGCTTCTGATGTAGCACAAGATATATTAAAGGACCCACTTATTGTGAGTAGAGCGTATTTTACAGAACCTACATATGGTCCTATAGGTGATTTTAAAGGGCAACAAACATCATCAGAGCATTTATGGATACGTGGTAAACCTATCCAGGTCTAAGAATGACCGGTTGCATGGTTTTTCCCATAAAAAACCCTAGAATAAATGATACAAAAATTATTACGTATGCCGTTTTATCAAGATTTGAAAAGATATCATCTTTTTGATGATGTGGTGGCGGTTCGTAATATTGTTGTGGAGGCGGAAAATAATACTGTTCATTGTTTTCCGGTTCTGGTTCTTTTTGTTCTTCTTCCATTTCTTTATTTATGAAATCGTTTGGATTATATTCAATTGGAGTTCCAACTTCGGCTTCCATTTATAAGATGTAAACCTATTTTTTTAAGCTTATTATTCCTCATCTTCGTTATCAGAAACGACAAACCCTTTTAAATTTCCATTTTCATCCATGTCTTCATCATCATCTTCGAAATCATCTTCATCATCTGTCTGGAGTAAATCTATATCATCATCGCTACCTGGATCAGATTCTGTTTCGTAATCATCGTCTGAGTAATCATCTTCGGGTAAATCTTCTAACGGATCTAAACGGTCTGGGACTTTTGAAATTCTACCAGAACGTGTACGCGTTGCAACAATTGCTTTTGTCATAGTATAAATGGTTTTAGTTTTATTCTTTTAAATACATTACTTTGCATTAAGTGTTTCATTTATTAAAACAAGGCCGAATTCGGATTCTATTTTATTAGCTAATTCATCTATTTCTTCTATAACGTTTGTATCTGTAGAAACTGTATATAATGCAATTTCACGTAAATTTTCAAGTGCACGATTTAACAATTTTTCTGAAATAACAATTTCAGATTTGTATTCTATAGCCATATTCATATTGGCTAAAAATTCCTTGTATAAAATTTTATTTAAACCTGAATAAGGCAGTGTCTGACGTATAAGTTCTGATATATGTTTAGTTCCTGTATCTTTTTTCATTAAAGAAGATGTCAAATAGACAACAATTATAATTAAGACTACAGCTAACATTTTATAAAGTACTCACAATTTTATCTGTGAGATTATGTGCACGACATTTACATTTACATACCTGCTGTATCTGCTTTTTTAATATGTTGAAATGGATAGTTTCTTTACATGTACTGCATACTTCTTTAGTCGTTACTGTATATTTTTTAACACCGTTTCGTTTGAGTGTTTCTATTGAGAATGTTTCATTTTTTATAATGTATTTTTTTATAAACTTCTCAAGTAAATTCTGTTCTGGTTCTATAGTAGTTGTAATCTTTTTGGGTACATATTTTTCAACTTTACCATCTTCATAAATGATATCCGTTATTTTTTTAGTAAGCTGATGACGCCTACCTGAAAAATCTTTGCAAAATCCATACTGTCTTAATACGTTAGTCGTTGAAAAACACTTTTGGGATATAGTATCTCCTACTATATGAAACCAAACGTGGTTAGAATTATGATTACATTTTTTATTTTCGCAATATTTTGAGTTTGTTGAGACGAGAAATTGGTTTTTATAATTAAACATTTTAGTTATTGACGCTGAACTCTGTCCTTCTATATTTTTACGAACAAATGCTTCAACAAGTAAGAGAGCTTCTTGGTTCTTGAATTCATTTTTTGTTTGTATATTTGTAAAATTACCTTCTTCGCGTATATTTTTTGAAATTCCTTCAATTATATTAGGATTTGTACTTTCTGTACGTAAAGTTGCCATGTGTAACATGTCTACAGAAGGTTTCTGCTCTGTCTTTTCTAACATAGAAAGAGGACCATGTTTGTATACGAACACTGGTAGATATTCTCCTTGTGTTTCTTTACCTGTGTTATTGCATAACTCACATCCCTGACCGGCGCATGCTTCGTGTTTTCCCTTTTTATGTGACCAAGGCATACGAAATCCACTACCTTTCGTGTTACGTGAAGAATTACCATAAACTGATATATCTACAATGTCTTTCCAATCGCGTGACCCATACGCCAAATTTAATGTTTTTATAACATGTTCCCTGAGAGCCAATGCAGATGATCTATTTACAACAAAACCCGGCCAGTTAATATGAATACCCGTTTTTACAAGGTTATCAATAGGTTTAGGCTCGGCGACGGATATTAATGCATCTTTACCACCAAATTTCGAGACTTTATCACATATGACTTTGCATATACTTTTAATCTGTTCAAATGATAATTCATCATCATCTTTATAATCTAAATCCATGAAAAAGTTATAATTTTCCGTTTTCTGTTCTACAACGAAAATCTTTTCACCTAAAGTATAGGCTTCTACACATTTTTCATAAAAATCATTCAATCTATCAAAAGGCACGGAAAGAACGCCACCGTCCATGAGCACATGTGATAGATCGGAGTTATTTGCAAAACCTTGGTCTTTACACCAACGTTTAAACATACTTACCAAATATTAGTTTTATTTTTTTATATATATTCATTCGTCTTCATATTCATGATGCCAAATAGAACGTCTATATGAAATTTCTGGGTAATTTTCTTCTTCTGATAAATTCTTTTTTAAAACAAGGAGTTCATACACTTTATCTTCCTTATGTAATTCTACGTACCTGTCTGCGCGTTCTGGAGTATATGCGTGTCTTTCAATGAGAAGTTCGCGTATTTGAGATAAAATATAGTTCTTCGACTTCATTATTTAATAGAGAAGGTTTTTCTATCGAGAGAAGTTACACACGCATAAAATTCTGGATTATTGAGTACATTTTTAACTATACGGTCCCATTGCTTTTTTGTACTAAATTCGGCGAGAGTTTCAAAATTCATAAAATCATTCTCGTCGTGTGTACGTTTAATTGGTTGTTTTTGAATCTTACGGAGATTCATTTTCTGTTTTTCATCATTAAACTTTTTTATAAGATCTGCCTGTTGTTGGATACTATAATCAACGAAGAACACAAAAACATTGTATTCTAAATCAACACCTGGGCTTTCTTTTACTGTAAACTTGTAATTTGTATATTCACCTTTTTTTAGAGAAATAACTCCCCTTGTTTCCTCTTCTAATTCTCTCAAAGCACATCTTAATGGATTTGGTATTTCTCGTCTTCTACACCCTCCGGTAACGAAAATCCAATCCTTGAATCTTCTATCCCGGACAGTTAGAAACCGTGGTTTATCACCTATAAAGGTGACGGGAATTGCGATCGCCTTATATTTTATCATTGCTAATAAGCAAGTTATAATTGAATAAGATGATTATTCTGAAGAATCTTCTTCGATTTCTTCAACTTGGGTGTCTAAAACTTCCTCATTTTTCGTTTCATTTTCAGGCACTGGTTTTGGTTGAGGTGGTCTGGAAATATGAGTCATGAGATTTCCATAAAATCCCTTGACGGTATTCATTTCTGTTTTAGTTTTGTTAAGTTCTCTGTACATGTATACTGTGGCTACAATACACATGAGCACGGCAACTATAGTCGCTGTATCGCGATCGAATGTAAACATTTTATATATAAAAATACGAGTTAAATTTTTAAGTTCCTATAATCGCACCCATGTGTGTTTTCTTTTCTTTCGAACATGGGTACCCCATTTTTGCAAATTGAATTTCTTGGTAATGACCTTCTTTACACTCTGCGTTTTGCGGAGGTTTTTCAGGTTTTTTACCAACTAAGTGATCCAAACCACCGGATGATGGATCGTATGTTAAAACAAAGACGAATCCTAAAAGAAATATTAATTGCCAAATCATTTTATAATAAGCGGCTAAAATTAAATTAGTTGGAATACATCAAACCACCCATACCGTTTTCAATACGGAGGATGTTGTAGTTAACAGCATAGACGTCTTTCGCAAAGACACCATTATCGGAAACGATTCTGGCAGAATCGAGTCTACTGAAGTTGAGCGAACCTGTTGGCTGAAGCTTCGACGTGTCGAGACAGAATGGAACCAATGTTACGTTATCGGCAGTACAGTTACCGGCTGATGTATGGTAATAGATTGGAGCAGACGTAAAGTGTGGGATAATTGTTTTGTAATCACCAACATCCGTACCATTTATTTGAAGCTTAAGCTTTGTAGTCGCGGTTCTACCTTCTTCACAAACCAAGCACTTGATTGGGTGATTGAAGTTCAATTCTTGGATTTTAGAAGCAGATGCAATAGCTTTTTGCGTTTGTGTAACAAGCATGTTTTGTGGTTGATTGGATAATACTGTGCGTTCATCCGTATCGAGGTGGATGAATTGAGCGTACACTTCAAGGTCACTCTTCAAATTTGCATGATCGGCCCATGTAATTCTCAATTCCACATCGTGGTATTGAAGAGCGATCAATGGGATAGCGGATTGAGCGTTTTCACAAAATGAAAATCTAAGTGGGTAGAATGTTTCACCGTTGTATGTACTTCTCGAATACGTTTGGTTCAAAATGGTTGGCGCAAGAAGAGTGGAGAATGCATATTCTTGTTCGTCGATGACTTGACCACCGATCAAGAGTTCAACTTTGGATACTTGTTCAGACCAGTCAGTGGCGTCACCAGCTCTATTGGAAATGTATACGTATCCGATCATGTCACCTTTACGTTCAAATCTGACAGTCGACATACCAGCTCTGGCTGGGTTGCCCTGGATAACCTGTCTTTCAACAGTTTGGGCGAAATTTGTGTGACGTTTATAGTTGGACCTGAAAAAAGAAACTTCAGGTTGGCCGACGAGATGGGCATCTTGTGCACCGACGGCAACGAGTTGGGCAATACCTCCAGACATATTTTATTATATTATACACAGGTTTTATTTTTTAACCTAGGCAAATGCTAAGGCATTCATATAAATATTTCCAGATACATTTGATAATGTCATGAGTGCATGTTTGTCTTGGGAGACAGAAACATCAGTGGTCATGGCATAAAAATTTACATTTGTCAATTCTTTTGAAATTTTTATATTACCACCACTCGCGAGAATTGGAACTACAATTTGAGACCCTGATATGAGATTCGAAAATACAAGATTCGAAACATCAGTTGTAGACGTAACTAAAGGTGCTGTACCATATGATTTTTCTCTGGCATCTATTGTTATTGTTCCGGAAGAAATAGCTGCGGATATATCCGTATTTGTTAATTTTATGTTCTGGGAAGTCGTGTTTCCTGTAACAATTACATTTCCTGCCTCGACATTTCCTGAAGTGACAAGACCCCCAACTGTGATTACATTTGAAGTTACGTTTGCGCCTGCAGATGCACTTACAACATCATCAAAATTAAATGGTGATGCAGAGACATGTAAACTCCCGATGGTAATATTATCGGCTGACACATTTCCCGATACTGAGAGTACATTCGAACCAAATGTATTTACTGTAAGGTTTGTAGATGCAGTTGGACCAATTGATACATTTGCACCTTCTTCACGTATATTATTAAATGAAGAACCACCTTGCCCTCCCGAATCGTAAATCTCACCGGTCGTTGTATTTATCGATAAAACGTTATGCGAAGACGATGCGTAACTTGGGTCGAGTTTTATAGCGTTATCGACCTTGAAAGATGCTACTGCACCTGCCGATGATTTAATTAAAACATCACCCGCGTAATCGATTTGTTTTGTAGCGGCGATATCTATATCACCCGCAGACGTTAAACCTGTGGTCGTGTTATTAAACGCGACTGTTTGTGTTGTCGTTGCACCCCCATCTGTAATAGCTTGTAAAGTGGAAGAAACTGAATCCCACGATATACCAGTGGATGAACTTTTAAGGAATTTTTCAGTTGGTCCCGAAAGATAATTGAATGAAAGACGGGACAATCTAAAGTGGAACCCTGAACCTGGTATTACATTGGTAACAACAATACCTAAGTATGTATATGCTGTTGTATTGGTAAACGACTCTGTAATGCCAGATGATGTTACCTGTGTTGTAGAAGAGTGTAATTGTGTCCAATTTGTATCGTCGTTACTTCCTAGAATACGCCATGAAGCAGGAAGATTGTCGTTTCCGGCTGGAGCAGGTCCTTTTATAAATACCGATGTCGGTGCGATAGCACTCGCAAGTTGGATTTTTACCCATTCTCCACTTACACCACCCAAAGAATTGAACGCCAATCCGCCATATACTCCTGACGCCTGATACGCAAACGTTGAAGATTGGTAGCTGGTACTATCACTTCCATCAAACACCTTCCATGTATCGGCTGAACTATTACCCGAAGATGCGATATTTCCACCCGACGAGTTAGAGGACATAACTGCTGGACTTGAACTAGTTGATTGCGTGTAAGCCGAAAGTGTAGATAACGCATTTCCAGACGCTGGACCTAATAACAGATCGTTTTCTGCTACTGTAGTTAAACCCGTACCACCCTTGGCGAGTAAGACTTGTGAACTCAAATTAGCGGGGTCGAGTACCGTGAGACCTGTAGCTACACCCGTACCACCTCGAGCAATAGCAACCTGACCGGTATTAGTAGCGTCACCTAAATCCAAGTTTGTTATAGCTGAACCATCACCCACTAACGTAGCCCCGGTAACCGAACCTGTTACGTTAATTGAATCTGCGGTCATTTTACCTGTTGTCGTGACGTTACCCGCGACAACGTTACCCCAAACGTTTGCGGTAATGTATCCATCAGATGTTGCGTTTGTAGGAACTATATGTGAACCGTCTGGGTCACTTAGTGTGTATGCAATTGTATACTCTTTTTCATCACCTCTATAACCAGCCGCAACATTTGCAGTTGGACGTGTCATGATTATACCCATATCTATCGTGTCAATGGCATTTGCGTTACCTAATTCTATAATAGGATCGGTAATCGTATGTACATCAGTATCTTGATATATCGTACCACCTTGTACTGTTAAATTACCTGTAACGACAAGGTTTGAAGCCACAGATGTAACATTAGTTGTAGTATTGAAAGATACTTTACTATCTATGAGCTCCTTATTCGCATCTGTATATGGTATTTTACCGGAAGTTAGACTTGTACTTATAATATTAGAAGCTGTAACGTTACCCGTAACAACTACGTTACCCGAAGCTGTTAAAGATGTTACCCCATTCGTAAATGAAACTTCATTGGTTGTTGATGCACCTCCATCTGTAATAGTCTGTAAAGACGAAGAAACTTCATCCCACGCTATACCCGCGGATGAACTTTTAAGGAATTTTTCGGTTGGACCACTTGGTGAGCTTGTAAATGAAAGACGCGACAATGTCCATCTGGCGCTGCCCATGCCAGGGTTGTTTATATTAGTAACAACAATAGCAAGGTATGAATAGGCTGTTGTATTGGTAAAAGACTCTGTAGTACCATTTGTGTCATCTACAAGTGTTGTAGACGAGTGTAATTGTGTCCACATTGAATCATCGTTACTTCCCAGAATACGCCATGAATTTGGACGAGCAGTGCCGGACACGTTTTCTGGTCTTGCTTTTAAAAATACCGATATTGGTGTGATAGCACTCGAGAGTTGGATTTTTAACCATTCTCCACTTACACCACCCAAAGAATTACTTCCCGTGTGCCCGAAACTCCCAAAAGAACTATAAGTTGGTGGGTCTAGGGATGCATAGTTGGTACTATCACTTCCATCAAACGCCTTATATGCATTGGATGAACTATCACTCGCAGATGCGGTATTTCCACCCGACGAGTTAGCGGACATAGCTGCTGGAACTGTACTGCCAGCTGTTTGTACGTAAGCCGCAAGTTTAGTCAAAGCAGTTCCAGACGCTGGTCCTAATAACAGATCGTTTTCTGAAATTGAAGTTAAACCCGTACCACCTTTAGCGAGTAAGACTTGTGAGCTCAAATTAGCGGGGTCGAGTACCGATATACCTGTAGTTACACCTGTACCACCACGTGCAATAGCAAGTGTTCCGGTACTGACATTATTAGCATTAAGTGCCTCGAGTCCCGAACCATCACCGGATATAGTATCGTCCCACGATACACCCGCGGCTGAACTTTTAAGGAATTTTTCAGTTGGTCCCGAACCAGTATAATTGAATAAAAGATGTGACAAGTTCCATTTGCCATTGTTTGTATTTATATTAGTAACAATAAAAGCAAAGTATGTATAGGCTGTTGTATTGGTAAAAGACTCTGTAGTACCGGATGAGTCATCTACAA